GCAGTGGGGCATAGTTGAGAAAGGAGATCTGAGCAATGCAGATTGTAAAGCCTCATCGAAAGAAAAGTAGGGAAGCAACAGAAGCAGACATACCAAGAATAAAAGAGCTTGCAAAAGGCATGGCAGAGCTTTGCAATAAGCGTCATGGGAATTATCCGGGAGCTTATGCGATAGCTCATTGCCAGGTTGAGGAAAAGGATCCTATACGCTTCTTTGTGCTACGAGAAGGGAATGTCTTCATCAATCCCCGGATCCTAGATCATACCAAGGCAACTGTTGATTCAAAAGAGGGCTGCATGTCCTATGCAGACAAGCCTCAAAAGGTAGTGCAGAGGCACAACAAGATCAAGGTTGTTATTGAGGTTGTTGGAAAAGGCGAGCAAATCTTGGAGCTGAACGGAAGGATTGCGAAGATCTTTCAGCATGAGATCGATCATTTTGAAGGGAAATACATTTATGATTAGGGGCAGTGCTTTGCAGGTGGCCACTGCCCCACAACTTGCACAGAGGATCAAAAGGATCCTGAAAAAGAACTTACCAGCATGGACATACATCAGGAAGTCGGATTTCATAGTTGGGGAAATAATGAATGAGCTTAAAAAAGAGGCAAAAACCATTTGATGTTTGCAGTAAATGTGAAAGGGGGATATATTACGGAGACCCGTTCAGGTATGAAGGGCAAAAGAGAGTTCATGTTTATTGCAAGGAAAAGATAAAGAAAAGGAGATGCGAAGATGCTCGAATGGCTAAGGAAGAACGCGATTCTCGTGCTGTTGGTGATTGTAGCAGTTGACTTTGTCTATGGCATAGCAAAGGATATTCATGTAGCGTTTAGTTATAAAACAGAACACAGGCAGCTTACCAGTGAGTATAATGAGTTAGCCAGGATTCATCACAGACTTTATCGAACGCTATATGGTTTTGAATTAGGAGAAGAACACAAATCAAAATACGGGGAGGAAAAGTAAATGGCAAGATACGTTAAAAGGCCGGTTGTTGTAGAGGCGATTCAGTGGGCAGGAGATAACATTGAAGACATAAACAAGTTCACCGGAGGCGGCATTGTATTCAGGGCTGACGGAAAAATATCGATACCAACACTTGAAGGAGACATGCTTGCGAACAAAGGAGACATGATTATTAAGGGAGTAAAGAGCGAGCTTTATCCTTGCAAGCTGGACATATTCAAGAAAACCTATCAAAGGATACCAGACAAAGCATGAAGCAAAAAGAGCTAAAACTCCCCTTGCTTACGTTGAGAAAATACCAGGCTAAGCTTTGGGCAGAGTGGTTTGCGAACGCGAACAAGAATAAGCGCATGTCTTTGGAGTGGATGAGGCGAGCTGGTAAGGATCTCTTTTGTTTAAACATCATGATCGCAGAGGCCTTGCGCGAGATTGGCAACTATTGGTTCATTCTTCCGGAGTCTCAGCAGATCCGAAAGGCTATATGGGAAGGGATCACAAAAGACGGGGTGAGATATTTAGAGTTCTTTCCGGAAGCTTTAATCCTCAAAAAAGACGAAACCACAATGACGGTCAGGTTGAAGGATCCCAAGAGCCCCAACAAAGTGGGAAGCATTGTTTCCTTTGTTGGAGGAGATCGATACGACAAGAGGGTGGGAGCCGGATTAAAAGGTGCGGTAGTGTCTGAACATTCTTTACAGAAGCCGAACCTTTACGACCTTGCCCTGGAACCAATGCTCAAAGAGACCGGTGGATGGTGTATATTCAATTACACGCCAAGAGGCCAGAACCATGCGACGGATATGTTTGATTACCTTCAAAGCAAGCCGGAAAAGTATGTTGTCTCTAAGCTGACAAACGACGAACTTCATCTCATTTCAGAAGAAGACATCAACGAGGAACGAGCAAGAGGAAAGCCAGAGGAATTGATACAGCAGGAATATTATTGCTCACGCGAAGGCGCTCTTGTGGGATCCTATTATGGCGACATGCTCAAAAGGTATATCGATCACGTTGGAAAGTATTCATACGACTCAGGTTATCCGGTTCACACGCTTTGGGATCTCGGAATATCAGACTCAATGGCAATTTGGTTCTTGCAGTTTATCGGCAGAGATATTTACATCATCGATTATTACGAGAACACAGGATATGGGCTTGGACATTATGCGAGCGTCTTGCAGGGAAAGGGCTACATGTATGCGACACATCATCTTCCGCATGATGGCAGAAAGCGTGAAATGACAACGAGCGAGAAGGCAGTAACTATTGAGCAACAGTTGAAGAATTTGGGCTTGGAGTCAATAAGGGTGCATGAAGCTCGGCATGATATTTATGGACTGATACAGCGAGTAAGGACAATGCTTTCCCGGTGTTATTTTGATAAAGAGAAAACAAGAGACGGATACGAAGCGCTCAAACAGTATCGCAGAGAGTTTGATGAGAAGCGCAATCGGTTCCGGGATACACCTTTGCACGACTGGACTTCGCATGCAGCCGACGCGTTCAGCATATTGCCAAACATCGAAAGCTCGGTTGTAAGAAAGCGAAGGCCTTTGAAGTCAAAGCAATTTACGGGGAGCATAAGGATAAGAGTATGAGTCTTGCAAAAGTTATTGAGTATTGGGTAAACATAATTCAGCAAGAGCTTGGAAGCTTTACGGATCCAAAGCGTGTTGAGGAATTGATGCTCTTGTTTGATAAAGGCGATCAGCTTAGATATTTTGAGATTGAAGACACGGGCGTCTTTGCTTACTTGATAACAGATGACTTCAAGGGCGGCAAATGTCTCAGCGAGATAATTTTCTATATAAGGCCGGAACACCGAGGGGCAGTTAAGCTTGTGAAAAAGTATATAAACAAAGCGGAGCAAATAGCACTTGAAAATGGCTGTAATTGTGTTAAGATAGGCGCAAATATCGGGTTTAAGGATTCGAGCCTGATAAAACTTCTGAGACGGTGGGGATACGAGTATGACACCGTTTCTAAGCCTTTGGGGGGATAATTTATGGCTGCATTGACTACCATCGCAACAGTTGCCGGCGCTGTCGCCACTGGATACGCCGCTATTAAAGGCGCAGAAGCCGCACAAGAACAAGCCGAGGAAATGAAAAAGCAACAGAAACGCGAAAGAAAAGCAATCGCAGAAGCAAAGGCAGCCGCACTCGAAAAAAGAAAAACACTCATAAAAGAAAAGCGACGACAGATTTTTGGAGCAGGCGATGATGCAGGAGATCGTTATAGAATCGGTCAAACAGGAGCAATGGGGGTATTGGGTGAGCCGCCAGAGGTAGGCGAAACGTTGACCGGAAGGGCGTTGGGATAATGAAACTTACAGCCAAAGAAATTATTGAAAGGTATAACAGTGCATATTCAATAAAGACGAGCTGGGACACTGAGTATCGAAATGTTTTTGAATATTGCATGCCTTCAAGAGACGGTTATCAAAAAGCAGTGTCAGCAGAAAAAGTTCTTCCAGACTTTCAAGATCGCAGAGAAAATCTTTATTCCTCAGTAGGCGAACAATCAGCATCAGACTTTGTAAACACAATGCAAGAAGTATTGTGTCCTCCGCAAGGCGATTGGATTTCTTTAAAGTCCGGGAGCAGGATTAAAACAGACGACGCCAAAAAGCTTGATGTAGAGCTTGGCAAGATTTCTGATCTTGCGAACGAGCATAAAAACATGTCGACCTTTGACATGGCATTTTCAGAATTTTGTTATGACGTTTTTGCCGGCACAGGCTGTATGCTTATATTGCCAGGCAAGAATCCGACACAGCCAATATCTTTCCGGGCAATTCCTTTAAGGCAATATTGCATTGAGGAAGGCGCTTACGGAGAAGTCAGGGCTGTTTATCGAAAGTTCACAATGAAGCGAGAGCTTGTGAAGTATCAGTGGAAAGAACTCAAAAGCATGAAGGTTCTTTCGTCTGACGCTTGCAAGGACATGAACCTTATCGAATGTACTTACTACGACTATGATCTTCATATCTTCCATTATCAGGTTATCAATCAGGATGAGGAAATGGAACTTGTTGCAAGAGAATATAAGACAAATCCTTTTGTGGTTCTACGCTGGAACAAGATGGCCGGCGAGCCTTATGGTCGAGGCGTAGGCCTGACAGCTCTGAACGACATAAAGACTTTGAACCTTATTAAGTATTACGGGTTAAGGAACCTGGCTTTTAACACGCCTCCGCTTCTTGTGCAAGAGGACGACATGTTGGATATTGACGGGCTTACACTTGAACCCTGGAGCTTGAACGTTGTTCCGGACACCGACTCCTCAATCGTTCCGCTTCAAATAAACACGAACCACAACATCGAGTCATTTAGGGTTAGAGAACTTACAATGGACATTAAGCGAAACACTTTTGCAAGCACTCTGCCAACAGAGGGCGCAAGGCAGTTGACAGCAACAGAGATAATCACTCGTAAGAAGGAATTGCAGAGAGCGCTCAACAGTGTTTTCGGAAGGCTCATTTCAGAGTTTCAAATTCCTTTGATAAGAAGGATTTTTGATGTTCTGATAGACACTAAGGTTATCAAAGCTCCGAACCCAGAAACAGGAGAGCAAGGGTTTGATGTAGCAAAGATCAATGGTTTCATTTATAAGGTCAACATCATCACCCCACTTGGCAGGATCGTAAAACAGGGCGAGGCACAGGCGTTGCTAAACATTGCGGCAACTCTTGTGAACTTTGATCCAAGTGGTCAAGTATTGGCAAACTCAACAGACTTACCGGGAATGATTTCAAGGTTCTTAGAGCTTGAAGGATTGCCGGCTAAGTTTATAAAGACTCCGGAGGAGATTAAGACAAATGCAACAGAAGCGGCAAGGGCGCAGGGACAAGCAGCGCAGGCGGCCGCAGAAGCAGATGTGGCAACAGCAAATGCAAAGGAAATGGGAAAAGCAGGGGCGAAAATAGTCCAAGAGGAGGCGACCCGTGGCTAAGGAAAATGTTAAGCAAGTAGATCAGAACGAGAAGCCAAAGCCAGGATTTCAGCAAGCGAGACATAACCTTGAAAAGATGGTTATTGATCCAAAGATTGCGGCAAAGCTTAAAGCAAATCAGGTTGATCTCATGCGAAAGTTTGTTTTGGTTTTTGGATCTCCGGCAGGAAAAGAAGTTTTAGACTACCTTGACAAATACTCTCACAGGAATTTTCCAAACTACGGAAACGGAGAAAATATGGACGGGATCAGCGCTGTTCTTGCGACTTACTCAAAATGCGGAGAGCAGGCGCTTATATCTCACATCAGAGACGTTTTAAATACAGCAAGAAAGGCAGGTGAATAAAATGAGCGACGGAATACCAGAACAGGTAGTTCTTATCAACGATGTTCAGAGGAGCAACATAAAGAACAGCAACAAACCCTTAGTTTGCCAGTTTATTCAGGATGGGTATAAAAAGCTTCAAGAGGTTGGAGCGTTCAAAAGCACAGACGAGAAAAACAAAGAGGCTTCAAAGGCAGCGGATAAGCTGAAAAAAGAAGCGGAGAAAGCGGCAAAGAAAGAAGCGAAGGAAAAAGAAGAAGCAGACAAGAGGGCAAAGAAAGCAAGAGAAGACAGAGAGAAGGCCGCGAAGAAGGCAGCGGAAGACGCGAAGAAAGAGATCGAAGAAAATAAAAAATAAGGAGCGAAGCTATGACAGAAGATAATAAAAATAAAGGCAATCCACAAGATAACCCTCCTATGCTTCATCAAGAAGGCAATGACAATGGGGGAGATAAGGGGGGCGACAAAGGCGGCAATCCAGGAGAAAAGCCTCCGGAAGGTGGCGACAAGGATCCAAAGCTATCTAAGGAAGGCGGCAAGCCTGGTGATGGGCTTACTGATGTTCCTGATTTTAAAGTGGCTGAAAATGAGAAACATGAGTTTGATCCAAGCTTCTTTAATGAGGACGGGTCTCTTAACAAGGAAGGGATGAAGACCTACATTAAAGACCGAAAAGAGTCTGATGAGAAGTATGAAAAGCGTATCCTTGATCTAAGGCGCAAAGTATCAGATGGAAAAGCTCCGAATGAAAAAGAGGAGTATTTCCAGGACTATGCGCCGGCTGAAAGGTTTATGAAGTATTTTGATGCGGCTGCTCCTGATGCTCCGTTGATAAACGAGTTTAAGGAAACCCTTTCAAATACTTACATGGAAGCCGGGCTTACAAAGAGGCAGGGCGAAGACGTCAGCAATACGCTTTTGAAGGTTCTTGAAAAGATTGGTGTTCTTGACACAAGAACAAAGCAAGAGAAGTATGCTGACAAACAGAAGTGGATTGAAACACAAAAGTCAGAGCTTGGGGCGAACGCTGATAACATAATCAGAGAAGCAAGAATATTTATTGAGAGCGCTCCGATCTTTGCAGCCAAGACAAAGAACCAGCTTATTGAGTTAATGGAAAGCCTCGGTGCGCCTTTTGTTGATACGATCTATCAGCTTAAAGAGGCTTACGGAAATGGCACTGGTGGTGTTCCGTCGACAGTTTCAGGTCTTGCCGGATTGAAGTCGGATGTTGAGCTGTTGGATGAATATAAGGATCCAAAGACGTCTGACATGAGAAAGCAGGAGATCATCATACAAAGACACAGGGCAGGCCGAAAAGGTAATTTGTTTGATGCCAAAGTTTAGGCTTGACAACAAATGTGTTTGTGATAAAATGGCGTAGGATGTAGATTTTGATAATCCCGATGCTAGGGCTTCACAACTTTAATAGTTGTCCCCAATAAAGCAGAGGCCTCATTAGAGAAATCTAAGAGAATCTGTATTTATAAAGGAGATGAGCTATTATGGTAATGGCAGCAACGGCGGTATTTATCGATTCGTTTGACGCCGAGGTCAAACTAGCATACCAGGGGATAAAATCCCTTCGCGAATCCGTCCGCGTAAAAACTGGAGTTATCGGTTCCACACACAGGTTCCCAAAAGCAGGTAAGGGTGTAGCAACACAGCACAACAGAGGAAACGATGTTGTCGCTATGAACGCTGGCCGTAGTAAGGTAACGGTTACTCTTTCTGATTGGGACGCTTTCGACTACGAAGACATCCTAGACATCAACAAGCTCAACTTTGACGATAAGAAGATTATCGCAGAGAACACAGCAAAAGCTATCGGTCGAAGGGAAGACCAGCTTATTATTGATGCTCTGGATGCCGGGTCTACAAATACGATCGGAAACGGCACAGCAGCTTTCTCAGTTGACTATGTCCGTCAGGCCGCTCAGTATTTAGACAACAATAACGTTCCGGGCGAAGATAGATACCTTATCTATTCTTCAAAGCAGAAGGAACAGTTCCTCAGCGAAACTGAGACAACTTCTTCTGATTACAACACCGTAAAGGCGTTGGTTCAGGGCGATATTGATACTTTCTATGGCTTCAAATTCATCATGATCGGTTCAAGGACAGAAGGTGGCCTTCCAAGACCAGCAGGTGTTGAGCAGGATTGTTATGCTTACCACAAGCAGGCAGTAGGCTTGGCCATTGGTAAGGAAATGACGACTATGGTGGATTGGGTTCCGCAGAAGACTGCATGGCAGATCGGCTGCGTATACTCAGCAGGTGCAATAGTTATCGACGCAGAGGGCGTAACAACTATTCATACTGACGACATTCCGTAATTTTAAAGGGTAGCTGGATTTCTAGTCTGGCTACCCTTTTGTTTCTGTTTCAAATAAGTTATAAGGAGGAATCAATCATGGCTTATAATCAGGAGAACCTAACCATATTTTCTGGCAATGTCAAATCCGGTGTTGTCCCAACTTGGTGGGCTTACTGGAATGAAGACAATGACACGGTTACGACCGCTGGTTTCTTTGTTGATTACAGACTTGTAGTCGGAGACCAGATCTTTGTATTGGCCAACGATTATGCTGCATGGCTTCCATATAAAGTAACTGCGGTTACTGATGGAGCTGCAACGGTTGTTGCGTCAACTACACCGGCCTAACTGTTTTTAAGTATTTTCGGGTTTACCCTGGTTGGTTTCATTGTTCTCCAGCCAGGGTATTCCTACAAAGAGAGGTATAGACAATGGCAACAGGCAGTAATTTTCCTACGAGCTTAGACTCTTTTACGGATAAGGTTGACGGCGTTGATGATATTCTTTCTGTTGAAACAAATACCCAATCTTCTGCTCTTGAAGCATTAGAAGCAAAGGTTGGCGTTGATAATTCTGGGGTAGCAACTTCACACGATTACAAAATATCAACCCTTGAAGATATTCTTGATGCAAGTGCCGCTTTGGATGGTTGGGTTCTTATGGTTGACTCCGGAGAACCGAACAATCTAAAATTCGCAGCAAACCCGGCTGGCTTCCCCGATCCGACAACCACTCGTGGCGACCTTATTTATCGCAACGCTTCAACAACAACCAGGCTTCCCGTAGGGTCAGCCGGTCAAGTTCTTACAAGCGACGGCACGGATCCTGTTTGGGCTGCCGATCCTTCAAGCCTTATCGGTCATTTCAGAACGAATTTCAGTATTGACCAGAAAGAGGATACAGAGGGAACTGAGTTTGATGTTCAGCAGATGTTCCAGCAAATTGCTTTTGGAACGATCTTTGACAGTGTTACAGAAGCAGAAACTTTCTTGCATAGTATTGATACGGTCTTGGTTCCAGCAGACTCACATGAAGCAATTTATACAGGAACATGGCTTGATTTTGATGTTGCAAGCTTTAAGTTTGGAAGGGCAAGAAGATCAGTAACCGCAGGAGATACCGTATATCTTGATTTTACTGGCGTGAGTTGTGGAATTGGTTTATCTTGGGATAACATAAACGGAGCTATCAAAGCAGAGCTTTCCAGGGATGGCGGTTCAACTTGGGAGCAGCCTCTTATCTTTACAGGCAAGCAAACAAGTGCGACCGGGACTTATGGAAAGGTTTGTAGTTTATATTCAGGCCTTCCTTTTGGGGATTATCGATTAAGGCTTACTGTTATTGAGCCGACAAGCACGCAAGGCTTTGTTCTTGAATACTTCTATTACACCACATATATGAACCAGAGGCCTATTACGCAATGGGCTGATACAGCCGGGGGCGCAGCTTCCGTAGCTGATGTTCCTCCAACAACTTCGCTGCTTACTGGAACATGGATTTATAAAAACAGACAAAGGATTGAAGGCTGGAATAATACTTATCAAATAACGGTAGCAGATGGAGCATATTTAGAATTTAAGTTTTTTGGTTCAGCTTGTTGGGTAAATGTTGAGTGGGCGCCCGAAGACATAACCATAGGAATTTTGATTGATGGATCAACGGCAAAAGTAAAGACAACTCCGTTTTCAATAGAAACTCCTTCTAATACCTCATCGGCTTGGGTTCGTCTTGATGATGGAACGTTGGCAGAGGGCTGGCATACTGTAAGGATAACAAGAACAACAGGGGCAACTGGAAGCGACTATCTTGGAATTTATGGGGTTGGATATTATTCTGGAGATCAGTCAATAGATACGACTGTAAAGCGAAGTTTGATTTGTGGGAAAGAGAGCTATCTTGTAGGAGTAGACGATGCCGGCTTTGCCTTTACAGGAACATGGAATGGCAATACAGATAACTCAGAGTCTCTTTTAAAGAGGCAAAATTACACAGATACTCAAAATGATTATGTAACAATTACAACTCCGAATAACGCAAATTTGAAAGCGATCTACCTTGTTACGAAGACTTTCAATACAACAGCAGAAGGTGAAAGAAAAATATCTCTTGGAGGTGCAAGCTCCAACCTTAGATATTTGAATGGAGCAGCAGACAACTACGAACAAGATTGTCTTGTTCAGCTTCTTTATGACAAGGTTGCAGATGGGGTTGATCTTCATAATAAGGAACTCCGGATCGTGAACAACACGGCTGCAAGGCTGACTATTGAAGGCGTCATTTTTGAAATAGGCAATACAACCGAAACAGATTATATCAAGTGCATGCCAAAATGGACAAGATATAATGATAGCACAAACCCAAAACCGCCTGTTTCAACTTCTCACAGGCTTGATGTTTATGGAGCCAAAACAGACAAGAGAGACGGCAGAAGGCCGATGGTTCATAGTGGTTGGATAAATGGAACTGAACCATATTGGAGACATGGACTTGGAGTGTCTGTAAATGAACTTGGCTTTGATTGTGGTTGGAATTACGATGGCGTTCCTCACAACGGAAACCTTCTTCACCCGGCATCCGGGGGGCTAAGAATGAACTCCAACGGCGATCCCGGAGCAGCGAGAATAGATGATGCAGCCTCTCATTGGTGGAAAGCGTTCTTGTATCCAGCAAGGCCTATATAGGAGGAAGAAATGATAAAATATTATGATCCTTTTGACAATGAAATAGCATCGGCTCCTAAAAAGGCTATCACTTTTGCTCATTGCAAATATGCAAAATATTTAAAGGTGAATGACGGTGCGCCTGTTCAGAACCCGGACTTTGACGCTTCAAAGTTCAATAAGGTGCAACAGCGAAAAAGGATTGCTGAATATAAGGACGTTACAGATAGGCTGGCGTTCAAATTCCTTGCCGGTGAGATTACCAAGCAGGAATGGTTAGATGCAAGACAAGCAATTAAAGACAAATATCCAAAGGTGGTATAGGAATGGCAAAATACGGAATATCCACTTATGGGGCAGCAACAGGCTTTACAGCAGCGCAGATAAAAAACCTTGCTTTGTTTGAGCTTGGCTTCCCGGATGAGATCGATTTTACAGACCTTACAAACCCGACCGTTGAGAAGGTAAACAGGGTTTATGCGACGGTGTTGCTCGCAGAGTTAAGCAACTATCCCTGGATATTTATTCTTAAAAGAGAAGAACTGACAAGCCGCTCAGATGCAACAGACGTCAACAAATACAAATACAACTTTGTCCTGCCGGCCAACATGCTCACAGTCAGGAAAGGATATTATGACCAGGACTATCTTTCTCCGATCAGAGAGTATGAGGCCAACTTAAAGAACTTCAACACAGACGCGCAAAAGGTTTATCTCTGGTATTATTCTCTGGTTGATGAAGAAGAATTTCCGCAATACTTCATAAACTACTTTAAGTATAGGCTGGCTTTTGAGCTATGCTTTAATTTAACAGGAGATACAGAGCTTGAAAACAAGCTCGCGGAATTATCGCGCTTCTTCTTAAAGAAGGCGAAGAACATTGACGCTAAGCAGCTTCCAGGAAAAACAGTTCTATCCTCCCCATTCACGAACATAAGGGGGAGATAGATGTGCGAACGAAGCAGAAGAAGTATAAATTTTCAAAAGGTGAAATAAACCCAAAGCTTCTTGAAAGACAGGATTTACCTGTCTTAGAGTCTTCTGCAAGCTATATCAAAAACCTTCTCTCAACTCCTTACGGATCTATCCGGACAAGAGGCGGCACGCAGAACATTGCAAAGGTAGCGACAAACATTACAGCCATTGCAACGCCGACCATAACAAATAACATGGGAGGAACGGGCGCTAACCTTTACAACCTTACAGCCTTGTTTGAGTCAACGGGAATAGAAAACCTCACAGAGCTTTTCAGGTATGATTTTGGGGGATCAACAACGATCTATAAGGTCTACACTGAAAACGTTTATTTTGCTTTTGAACAAGCGACACTGGTTCCTGTTGTTACAAATGGTGTAATAACTTCTGTTCAGGTTTCAAACGGAGGCAAAGGTCTTAATAATGTTACGCTTACTGTAACAGACGTTCTTGGCACAGGAGCAACGCTTACCCCTGTTTTAAACAACGAAGGCACAATTACATCTGTTACCGTTGGTGCCGGAGGCTCAAATTATTCCAACCAGACAAGAATAACAGTAAATTACGATGAGCCTACTGACAGCATCAAGCTCCAAGGTAGCTTAAACGGTAGCTCATGGACAGACCTTGCTACATACACAATAACGAAAACAGCTCAGGATCTTGTAACAACAGTTTCAGCAGATTACAGGTATTTAAGATGGCTAAGCACAGGCGCCCCGGCAACTGAGCTGAACATGTATTATTGCCGGGCTTATAGCTCAACTCCGGAAGCGGATACGATCAAGCTTGCTGATTTTGTTTTTAACCAGGATCAAAAATACGTTCTTGTTTTGAAAGATGAGGAAATTGAGATATATGAAGATGACGTTTTGCTTGATACAGTTACAGCAACGGGCTTGCTTGACACTTATTTTTCAACACTGAAATTCACACAGGCAGAAGACACGATGGTCTTTACTCATCCGGACATGGAGACAAAGCAGCTTGTGAGGTCTTTTGCTTCTGAGCCTTATACGAACGATCCGGCAGCCGGGTCAAACATTGTTTTGACAATGGCTGACACTTCTATTTTTACGGTTGGCAATGTTGTTACTGTTTCATCGTCAGCAGGTCGAGAGCTTGCAACGATCAATTTGATTGTTCCGAATACGTCTATAAGGGTCGATTCTTTGAGCTTAGATCACACAACGACCGATCCTTTGGTTACGTCTTCAACAATTATTGATTGGACATGGAGCGCTTTTCCTTTTATAAACATTCCGAAAGATCCTTTTGGAAATGAGTCTACGTCTAACCCGGCGCAGACATTAACTCCAAGTGCGACAGAAGGTTCAATAAAGCTGACAACAGGTGGCGCGGTTTGGACAGCGGATAGTGTCGGACAGCTTGTTGATGGTGGTGGCGGCCGTGTAAGGATTACAGAATACGAGTCAACAACTGTTGTTTACGGATATACGATTATTCCTTTCTACACAACGGATCCGATAGCTTCCGGAACATGGGATTACATAACCGGATATGAAAATGTATGGTCTTCAACAAGAGGTTGGCCGACAACCTGTCTTTTTTACGAACAAAGGCTTTGGTTTGGAGGATCCAAGAGCAAGCCAAACACGATCTGGGCTTCAAGGGTTGCTCAGTATAATGACTTTGATAATGTTGGAAATTACAACAACGACGCGATAAACGCAACAATATCTTCTGAGCAAATAGATCAGATTGTAAACATCTATGCAAACAGGGGAATACAGGTATTTACCGCTGGTGCAGAGTGGATCGTGCCGGAAGGCGCGACAACGCCAAACCTGTTTTCTGTTACAAAAAATACTTCCAACGGAAGCCTTGACACTGTTTTCCCGGTAGATATTGCAGGAACAACTTTATTCATAGAAAAGAACGGAAAGAGCTTGCTTGGCTTTGTTTATACAGAGTCTCAAAATGCTTATATAACAAGCTCTTTGAGTTTGCTTACCGACCTTGTGCAAAGTCCTGTTGGAATAACGGTCGATTACAATTCCTCACAGGACGTTGGAAACTTTATGTATATGGTCATGGCTGACGGCACAATGGCTGTTTGGTGCGTGGTCTTGGATCAAAAGATTGCTTCTCCTGTTCGCTTTGAGTCTGCAAAGGGAGGTCTCGTCAAAGACGTAATAAACGTAGCCGGAGATACATATATCCTGGTAGATCGCAAAGACGTTATTTACCTAGAAAAGATCTCGGAAGACAAGGTTGACATGGCGACAACTGATAGTTCGTTGTCTGCAAACATTACAGGGTTGAGCGATTACACCGGAGACTTTGTAAGGGTTTATAACTCTGCTGACGGTGATTTTGGATTGTTTTATGTAATAAACGGCGAGATAACTCTTGGCAGCACTCCAACAGCGGCAGTTACTATCGGCTTTGAATTTGATTATTCTTTAATCAGCAACAAGATTGCGATTTCTGGTCAGACTGACAACATTGAAAAGAGAATTGCGAAGGCGACTGTTGTAACAAAAGACACTCCGCAACTGACTTTTGAGAACCAGGAGATTTCGCAAACTGATGACAGGTATGATTTTTACGGAGTAACTGCTTTCAGCAGGGATTGCCGTTTTAACATAACTGGTTTATCATACGATTACATTGAAATTTTGAGCATTTTGCTCAATATCAATTACGGGGAGAAATAAGCTATGGTCGAATTTATGCCGATGCTAACCGGGACAATGTATGCTTTCAAGGCCTACCAAGACCTTGTTGCGCCTGATATTGATTATGACATTTTGAACATTCAGGCAGAGGCAAAAGAATTGAGGGCTGAGTATATCAAGAACCAGGTTGAAGAAGAAGCCAATATGATAAGACAGGAGTTTAACGAAGCGATTGGAGCGGCTCAGCATGCAGCCGCAAGGCGTGGCGTAAAAGTGGGCGAAGGAAACGTTGCTCAAAACATTGAGAAGTCTTCAAAGGCAATGGGCGAAGATGTTCAGACAATGAGAGAGAACGCAGAGTTTAAAGCTCAGCAACTTGGCGCACAGGCTTCAAGGCTGAGAAAAGGTGCGGTGGCCGCAAGGGATATAAGCGCGTTCGAGAAGATCGCAAACGTTACTACGGGTGCAGTAAAAGCATACGAGGCCTTTGAAAGCGCTTTTGGCGCGCAGTCCGGAGAGGCTAAGGCTTCAAAGGAAATGGAAGGATTTACAATGGATCCAACGAAAAAGAAGAAAAAGAAAAAGAGAACAGCCGGGATAATTACAGATTTCAGCGCTCAAAGCGGTGGCATTTATAGGCCGATAGGCTTGTCAGGAGGGATAGCATAATGGCTCAAATTTATAAAAGAAAAGTAAAGACAGTAAGAGAGCCGAGTGTTCCTGATACAGGGCTTATGACTGCTTTTGAGAAAAAGAGAGCTGGCGCAGTAGAGGCGATCGGCAAGACAGCCGAGACAATAGAGAAGCGTTTGCAGAAGCAGGAAGAATCGATCTTTGATCTTCTTGAAGCAAAGGCGCTTCAAATTTACAAGAACGGATATGATTTATACAACAACAACGTTGATGAATACAACAAGTTCACAACAGAGGAGCTTCAAAAGTTGTATGAATCAGTTCCGGACTCAGACGCAAAAAACAAGGTCATGGCAAAAGTGGCCATTGCAGGATCGGGCTATGATGCAAAGGTAACTCGTAGGCATTGGGATCAGCAGGAAAAAGTTGCGAACATGCGGTTTAAGGATGCAACCTTCACGGCCATAGACTCTGCAACAGAGGGGCTTGGAAGCTTGTTTGCAGCGAGCGACAACAACCTGACTGATGAACAAAAGCGCGAGCAGATGCAGGCTTTCTTAGATGCCCAAATTCCTTTGTATACAGCTTATGAAAACAGGCTTGCAACTGACAGCAACAAGAACCCGATCTTTTCAGCAGCAGAGAAAAAGGTGATTGAAGACAGATGGGAAAACCGAGGAAGCTATGCGTTGCTTGACTATGCCGGGGAAAACATTCAGACTAACAGGGAAGGGGTCGTTGCTTTAAGGCAAAGGCTTGTTGAAAACAAGAATGAGTTTCAAGAACAGCTTGGCATAGACGATAAGGCTTATGCGAAGACTCTTAGTGATCTTGATAAGATTATCAGTGGACAGACAACCGCACATGATTTGAAAAATGCCGAGATTGCAAAGATCGTAAACTCGGCAACCGTTAAGGACATGGAGATTGGTATTGATGGAGACGTCGGAAACAAAAAATACAATAATATTGATACTACCGTTGGTATATACAGACAACTTGAACAAGCGGAGCGAGAAGGTGCTTATACTTCCCGTGCCGATAGGGAGAAACTAGCGGCCGAAAAAGGTAAGGTTGCGCGTGCGGTCATTAAGCAGATTGAAGACGAGGTTGGCTTAAAATACAGAAAAGGCAAGAGACATCGTGCTTTGGAGATCACGACTCTTGGCATGTATAAATACAGGCCAAACATCGGAGAGACGGCAGTTGCAGAAGTGAATAAGAACCTGGGCAAGCTTGAAACCTCTTTGCTTTATCAAGACCTTACAGATGATGAAAAGGCACAGGTAAAAGCGAACATGTATATTGATGTTCTGGGCGGCCTTAGAGAAGCGGAAGGGATTGAGCTAAGAGACAGTAGCAGTCCAAAAGGAACAGAGCTTGCAAAGAGAGTTGCAACAGGATCTTATTACAAGCAGATTGAATCTCTTGTAGGTTACAAAGTGGTAGCAGAAGACCCGAATGATCCGGCGTCTGTAAAGATTGCATACGATAATGCTTTGCTGCAATATGACAACAAAACAGCTTTGGATGCAATAAGAAACAGGTTGCAACTAAAAGCGAGGCCGTAATTATGGCAGAGCCAACAACATTTAAACCAACGTTTGAGCAGTGGTATTCTATACAAGCTGACACTTACGGATTAAAACAAAATCCAGAAGACGACCCTATGTATGATTGGCGTGCAGCCTATGAAGCTGGCGCGAAAGCTGACCGAGAAGGACAATGGCCAAAAGAGTTTGAAACTCGCGTTGAAACAGTTGACTTGCCTACAACGGAAGTAACCAGAAGGGAAGTAACCCCAGAGGCAGCGCCGGAGCCTCCTCCAAAAGCGCCCCCTACACAGCCGGCAGTTTTTAAAAGAGATCAGCCTTTTGACTTCATGGAGGACAAAGAAAGTCCGCAGTTTGACGTTTTGTCTTACAAGAAAAGCGAAAGGGAAATTTCTGACATTGTTTATAAATTCAACAGAGGCGTATACGATAACATGACGACTGTTGCTGATCTTGACGCGAATTATTACATTGACAAGAACAGCCTGGGCTTTATTGCATTGAAGGAAAACCCTGATCTGTTTGACGCCATAAAAGCAAAGGGGCCTCTTGGCTGGGGCGAGACATGGCAGCGCATGGATAAGTGGGGAATAGTTCCGTATGCAGGCGACGTGTCTGAGATTATTAGCACTGTCAAAATTTACAATCTGATACAGAAGAACTTACGAGGGGAAATTCTCAGTTCAAAAGAGCAAGAAGATTTGAGCGAATTTGCCTGGGACATGATCGAAATGGATATTCGCGGTCAAGCTTGGGACGGAAAGTTCTTGCAAGGCATTTACCGCATGCCAGCTTTTGTTGGCGAGTTTATGACAACCGGGGCTGTTATGAAGCAGCTTGGCAAGACGGCCGCAATGAAAGGCGCCAAGAAGGTCATTGCAAAGGGCATGAGGAAATACCTCAGAGGAAGGATTGCAAAAGGTCTTTTCAAGGTAGGCGTTGAAGGAACAGTCAGAACTTTCTTAAACCCTATCGCATTTCGCAAGCATTATGTTCAGAGAAAGCTTCACGATAGCATTGCAGTTACAGATAGGGGTGAGGTTATTTTTAGAGAGGCCTCACAAAATCCGGCTATGACGTTCGTTAAGGCCTTTGGGGATGTCTGGGTAGAGATGGCCTCTGAAACGGCCGGAGCGCACTTATTAACCCCTGTAGGCAAGAGAATTACGAAGCAGTTGCCAAAAGGCCTAAAAGACGCTTTTTCCAAGTTTGTAAGGAAAGAGACCGGAAAGCCTGTAAAAGGTTTGCGAAGGATGCTCGGATTTGACGGGCTTGTTGAGGAAATTGGAGAGGAAAGGATCGCAGACTTTTTACGGGTTACGCTTGACCTTGATCCAACGGAAGGATATTCATTCGATCAATACGGGCAGGCATTATTCCCAGAATGGGAAGATCTTCTTATCGAAGCTGGGATTATTGCTACGCATGGCACAATGAGCCGATCGGTCGTTTCCCTATACAACAAGGTGAGGGTAGACAAGAAGATCTCGGATAAGCTCGAACTCGGCCGCATACTTCACGAGATTGACTCATTGAGTGAGAACCAAAGGCAAAGTATCTTGGAAGACGTTGCCGGTCGAGAGACGGCAGAGGACAAGGGCAAGCTCGCTGAGGCTTTGTCTGCATATAAAACTACAATAACAGAGGCAGGGGTTCCGGAAGCAGAGGCCGATAAGATGGTGAAGCTCTGGGATGCCTTTACAACTGTGTCAGTGTCAAAGCTCAAAGAAAAGGGCGTTGATACAACTCGTGCGAAATTCATAGCTGAGAGAGCGCCAATGATAGCTGCTGCCGAAAAAGCAAAAGGGCTGTTTCAGGCCGGGCTTGGCAGGTTTGTTAAGGATTTAGGGTTTATAGAAGAAGAAACTGATACTCAATATAAAATTGGTGGAGAATGGTATTCAAAAAGAATAATAACAGCAGATAAAATAAGCGAAAAAGCACCTACTCCAAAAGAGTTTAATGACTTCGTGATAAGGAAAGCCGTTGAATATTTTGGAGAAACTGATAATTTTTCTGAGACAGGATACATTACAACAGATGGAAAGATGCTTGATTTGTCTGACAAAAGAGAGGGGGGGCAGCCTGGCACAAGAAGCAAGGATCATAGAGAAATAAATTTTCTTGAAGTTGCTTTTCCTCATGCTGATCCGAATTTAGGAAACTCAACTGATATGGTTGCTTTTATGGATATGGGCAACATAAGATTCAAGCCAGAGTCTAATGGTTTTGAGCTTCATATAAAACCTACAAATCAACAGAAAAAGGTTTTAAAAAATTACATAAATGAAATGAATGGGAACGTTATTGTTGATCTTTATACAGTTGGGAAAAGAAAAACAAAAGACTCGGTTGAATATCAGACAGGCACAAGGGCTGAAAAAATATTAAAAGACATAGATGATTTTTATGCTGGCAAGAAGATTAAGAAGTTAAGTGATGTTGCAAAATTTCATACTATGCTGGAAAAGCCAGCTTTGTATCAGCCAAAAAGAGGAGCTTATGATCCAGCAAAGAATTTGATAACATTGTTGCCAACCGCAGATCGATCTACTTTTTTACATGAATCGGCGCATGCTTTCTTTGAATTTTATTTACGAAACATGCCGGAAGACTTGAAGGCTGTTTTCGATTGGGTTGGAATAAAGCAGAAGCCTTTAAACGAATTGACAAACGACGAATATCGAAGGCTTCAAGAGTCTTTTGCAAAGGGCTTTGAAGCTTATATCATGGAAGGGAAAGCGCCAAACACAAGGCTTGCTGAAATATTCCAGACCTTCTTGGAGTGGCTTCTTGAAATTTACAACAACGTTACAGGCTTGAACATCAGGCTCAGTGATCCTGTCAGACAGCTTTATCAGGACATGCTTGATGTTGAGGCTGATATTGAGGTTGAGATCGATGCCAGGATAACTCCGGAGCTTAAAGCAAAGGCCTTGACCTTATACCAGGAAGCAAAAGAACAGATCGAGAAATTGAAAAAAAGGCGAAAAGCCATTATCAAGAAATACGGGAAAAAGGCAAAGGCTGATCTTGCAGAAGTAGAGGCCGACATTAAAGAGCTTGAAACCATGACCTTTGGAGTAAGGCGCGCTGCAATGGTCAGAGAAGCGGAAGCGGTTTATGATGAACTTCCAATATCAGAAGTAATTGAGGGCAAGATAAGAATATCGCCAGCGTATGAAGCTATGATGAAGCGCTATGATATTCCGGCAAATGTCAAGACAACAAGCGCGGCCGCAAGAACTGTTGATGAATGGGCTTCTGATCTTGGTATGACTGAAACAGAAGTTCTTGATAGGGTTGCAGAGGTAAGATCAAAGAGCAACTTTGTAAACGAATACATTGCAAAAGAGATACAGGCAATGAGGGAGTTTGCGGTTCCGGAGGCAGAGATCAGAAAGAAAATGGACGATACTATTGCGAAGCTTAAAGAAGACGTCAAGAAGGGCGATGTTACTGAGCTTCAAAGAGAGGTTATCTCTACAATCCGGGACATGAATATTGATAATGCGGACAAGGTAAGGTTCCTCAGCCAGATTCAGAAGGCAAAGACTCCTTATAGCCAGCGCAGAGTTTTAATGGACATGCTTGAAATGGAACGCAGATATTGGGAAAAACAACAGCGCAATCTCTTGGATGTAAAGATCCAAAAGATGTTGAGGCAGACAAAAGCAAAGGCCGTTGCCGGGGTTACAAAGGGCAAGTATAACTACGCTGACAATAAATTCTTTACAGAGCTGAGAGACATAAATAAGCTGACTCAAAAAGAAGCTCTTGAAAAATCGGAAGCTTTTCAAGATATTCCTCCGGACGAGGTTCTTAGCAACGAGGAAGTATTGCTTAGAGCTTTCACAAATTACAAGGCCTATGGCAAGAGCAAGGGATCCCTGGAATTGTTTGAAGTTGTTTATGCCGGGCTGAACAAGGCTATCGCAGACGCCAAAGAAGCCAAGAACGAAAAGGACTTTCAAGATAAATTGGAAGCTAGGGAAAAGACAAAATCATTCTTGGAAGGGGTAAGGACAAGAAGATACAAGGGCGACTCTAAGGCCTTAACGACAAAGATATTAAACGTCTACCGCGTAGGATCCTTAATGTCCGGCGCGAACATGTGGTCGCTGATAAACTCTATTGCAGGCAAAAAGGTAGCAGATCAGCTTAATTTGGAGCATCCGGAATTGACAAGAGATACTGCGATCTTCCAGGATGTCAGGGATACTGTAAGGCAGTCTTTGGAGATATTAGAGCTGGAAAACGACACTGACTTTTTCAAGTTGTTAGATCAATACAACAGCGAAGAATACACGCTTGTTGAGCAGGATCCCCGATATGAAGAAGAATACATTACAAGGGAATTTTCAAGAATGGGGATCATTGATATTTACAACGCCATTAAGAATGAAAAGACAAAGAATGATTATTACAGGGTTTACGGAGAAAACGCAGTAAACGAGCTTCTTGCAGAGCTTACAGAAAAGGAAATGGCTTGGGCTGATATGCTCATGGAAAAGGCGCAGGAGAGTTATGAGGAAGTCAATCAGGTGCATATTAAGCAGACAGGCGTTGATCTCAGACAGGTTGAGAATTATTGGCCGGCAACTTCTGTTAAGCCGCAAGCTCTTGTGAATGATAATCTTGTCAACGAAGTTATCCTGGCTTCTTTCCAAAAGGAAAGGGTAAAGGGCGCAACAACTCCGATTCCTATGGACGCATGGAGAAAACTCAATAGCCACTTATCCGGAGCGCATCATGTCATTGATGTAATGACTGCGTGGAGAGATGTAAGGAAGATTATAGACAGCGAGACTGTTAAGAATAAGATTGAAAGAAAATATGGTGAAGGTGTTTACAAGACTTTGGTCTTGCAGACAAACGCTTTGTCCTTGACAGGGCTTAGAGATCAGTCAAATGTTGTAAGCAGCGTTACAAGGAAGATGTTTAAAAATTGGGTAAAGGCAAAGATCGCGCTTAATCCGAGCGTCTTTGTAAAGCAGCTTATATCAGTTGTGAACTATACTGAAAACATTCCTGTCAATTATTGGATGAAGTATTTTGCGGAAGGCATGCTTCATCCGGCGAAGACACAGAAATTCATGTTTGAAAATTCTCCGTATCTGGAAGCTCGATACAGCAAAGGTTATTCAGAAGACATTACAAGAGCGCTTTCAGAAGGCAAAAAGCTAGCAAGGGAAAAATCGATGAATAAGATTTTAACATCGCTTGTAAGAATGGGCGACATCGGAGCTATCGTTTACGGTGGTTACCCGATGATAAGGTATTTACAAGAAGTGAAGGGATTGTCCAGGGCAGAGGCGGTAAAGCAGTTTGAGCTTTCTACCGTGAGATCGCAGCAGTCAGGCCTTGCTTCCAGCTTAGACTTGGCACAGCAGAGCAAAAACCCTTTTGTCAATTTCTTCTTTGCGTTTAAAAACACGCCAAAGCAATACATGAGAAAGATTTCAGATGCGTGGATTATGTATTATAATGGAGATATATCAGCCGGAGAGCTGGCGAAGATCCTTACGATCTATATGGTTGTGCAGCCGGCGTTGTTCGGAGCAGTTGCCCAGGCAATGAGGCACTTGCTCTATGACGATGAGGATGATTATTTAGACGACGTATCAAGCAACATCTTGACGTCTTACACGAACGCTTTCCCGATTATCGGGGATGTTGCAAAGTATAACGTCAACAGAATTATTGCTGATATTCAGGGAGATAGGCGCCCCTGGAAGATGTTCAGCCAGCCAATGCTTTCAGATATTGAGCGACTGAACGCGAACGTTTATAAGCTAATGGACAAGAACTTTGACGAAATGGATATTTTTGATCTTCTCGGAGTAATGGGAACGCCGATTGAATTAGGAACTGGATTCCCGATTCAGACCTTAGAGCGTCCTTTCAAAAAGAGGCTTGCGCCTAATAAGAAGATCAAGAGGAGGACGTTATGAGCTTTATTGAAAAAAACTTAGTTACGCTAGGCGGCCAGCTAAAAAGAGGCGATGTATTTCAAACGTTTGGTTACCTTACAACAGGCGACGACAAGGTAACGGTTTTGGCTTCTGGTTATTTTAACGAAGCGAAAGAGTCGCTTACCCGGAATGATGTCATTAAGGTAATAGACAAGACAGTTTCTCCGACGGAAACGTATGAGGTTATTGTAACCGCGCTTCCTTTGGTTGGAGATGTTGAGGTTACAGAGCTTATTATCGGGTCAACGGGAGGACTTATTTACCGGGGCATTATCAATGTTGCAGCAGACTTTCCTACAACAACAGATGTTCAAAATGGGGATCTTTATGTAATTGGAACGAATGTTACAGACAATGATCCTACCAAAACAAACACCGGACAGTCTTTTCTTGCAGGAGATGAGATCTTCTGGAATGGCACAGATTGGACGGTTCTTGGAGCAAGCGAACTTTGGAAAAGAACTGGCGATCTCTTAGAGCCTTTCAATGCTGGGGATAGGGTTCGTATAAGTCCGGCAGATGGAGCGGCAGATCCTCTCTTTTGTGTTCAGACAACAGGAACAAATCAATATGGTTTTTGTATCGAGACACTTGATTTAACAGGTATTGGTGCAGGGAAATATCCTTATTTTAGGCCACTGACAAATGGCCTTGCTTCTAATTTGGGCGTTTTTGGTTCCCTTATAATTGGAGACTCTTATCCGGTCGGCTTTGGGTTTGGCCAGGCTCTTGGGTTTTTGAGGGAGTCTGATGTTGCATCAATGCTTATCTCTGCAAATTGGGATGGTGGCGGCGTAGGTATTCATCAAATGGTGTTTAACGATGATGTTGTTTTTCAGCAGGATTGCACAGTAAATGGAACGTTATCGGCTGGAACATTGTCTTTGGCAAATCTTTCTATAGGCCAGAACACATCAATAAGGCCGACAATAACTTTTGATGCTCTGAACAATGATGGGTCTTTGGTCTATCACGACTCAGGTGGTGGTGTTCCGGTAAGGTGGGAGCTTCACAGCTCAACAAATGCTTCTGATGTTTGGGTAGACAGGCATATATCAAATTACAACAACTCCTTAGAAAAAATTGGGTTTACCAACAATAACGATGAAGGAATAATTTACACAGAATATAAAAGTAATAGGGGAAGCGAAAATCCTGACTTCACAGCTCATTCTTTCAGCATTGTAGGCACACAAATGGCCGCCAATGCTTGGGCTATGCGCATATTCCACATGAGCGATCCAGGTTATATTTTTAGGATCGATCCTTTTGGATCGCTTGTATTGGGAAGCGCCACATCAGGAACGGATAGGGATGTTACGATAACCTTTTATGGTGGCGCAGCCGGTAACGATGGCTTGCTTACCTGGGATCAAAGCGCAGATCAGTTTGTCTTTTCAGATGATATTTTAATGAGCGGAACTGAAAGGATATATCTAAACGATGCGAATAGTTACATCTACGATGATGGCACAAGGGTTCTGATTGGCTGTAACGACGCACAAGAAAAGATCGGTTTGGTTATGGCAAGCGGAACTGCTTATCTTGGCGTTTATCCTACTGGCGGTTGGATGAGTTTTGGCGGTGCTATTGCAGGAGTAACAGATGACAACGGGCTTCAAATTTATATTCCTCTGTCAGCCGGTGGTGATTTTTATTACGGTTATGGAGGAACTGAAAGTCATCTGTTTGGAAACACCGGAACAGAGTTTACCATATCAAGCGCTGGTGTTCTCTCTGGATCTGGAGCTTGGTCAACAACAAGCACAATCCAGGCCACAAGCACGATCACTTCTTTAACTGCTTTTAGATCGCAAGGCAATGACACTGTTACTGTTCCGGGTTATTCCTGGACAGGAGATACGGATACAGGAATGTATCATCCTTCTGCCGGGGTTATCGGGTTTACTTGTAATGGCGTAGAAAAAGGGCGCTTTGAGGCGAACATCTTTAAGACAACTGTTGGCAAGGTAGAAAAGACAACAAGGCTTACGGCGACAACAACTCTTGCTGCGTCAGATCATATTGTTTTTTGTGATACCGACGGAGGGGCTTTTACCGTGAACCTTCCAGCAGGAGTAGAAGGAACAAATTATAAGATCATAAACTGCGGAAGCTCTGGGAATGACTTAACCGTTGATCCTAATGGAACGGAGCAGTTGTTCGGAGCTGGTGCTGGGGTTGCGTCTACGGTATCAGATGGTGAGGTTATTGATATTCATTATAACGCAACAGAAGGATGGTGGTAAATATGAGTTTATGGAAATTATTAACGGCTCAATATAACGATGCAGGCGCGACGGCAAGGCTAAGGATAGATGCGGCAACAAACACGTTGCAGGTGATAGAATATGAACATCACGAGATCCATGCAGAAAGCCATTATTTTTGGGAAGATACGACAGTGTTGGCAAATGCTGCGACCTGGGATATTGCTTTCAGAACAGCGAATACGACAGAGTGGACTCACATAATTTTAAACGTTGTATCCAGCTTGGGTTCTACTGTTGAGGTTTATGAGGGCGATACGATCACATGGGATGGCACAGCAGAGACTTCGTTTAACAACGATCGCAACTCATCAAATACGAGCAACTGGCAAGAATTTGAAACAGATCCAACCATTGTAACGCCTGGAACTCTTTTGGCAAAAGCAACTCTTGGAACATCTACAAATCCTAATCAGGGATTGCCGGGAGCCGCTTCAAGGTCAAGGGAGATCATTTGTAAGCAGAACGAGAATTATAGGGTGAGAGTAACAAGCAACAACAATTCAAACGATGTTACTGTTTCGTTGCAGTGGTATGAGCATACAAATAAAAATTAGAGGGGGTGTTGGATATGCCATTGTCATTTTTAGGAGATATTGAGGAAAAGGACGGAAAGATTTACTTGGTTACTAGGAGAGAGATCACAAAAGAACAGCTCGCGGCTAAGAAACAGCAGATGGAAACTCAGAAGACAAACCTGGAAGCTTCCATCGCTATTGTTGACACGAAACTAAGCGCCATAAAGTAGAGCGGAAAGGAACAGGGCGATGCACGAGATCGTTAAGATAGTATACAATCACTTTCTCAACCAGCCGGCGCCAGTGGGGATCATTGTAATTATTGTTCTGGGGTTTCATAACCAGTTCGATAAACTGCGCTGGAAGCAGCACGACCGCGAAGCCGGGGTTTTTAGAGATCGCATGGAGCAGATGATTAAGGTCGTTGAGAAGGTTGATCGATACTTGTTAAAGCACGAAGCGGAGTATAAGTAATGGAACTATTAAAAGCCATTTACAAGATGTTCTGTAAGCTGGCCGGATCACGCAAGGCCTTCTGGAACATGATAACAACCTTTGGGAGCTGGGGCTTAATCTTGATGTTTATTCTCGATTGGGTTCCACAGCACAACCAGTGGGTTGTTTTCTATATTTACATAGCTGACCAGGTTAGCACGAACATTTATCTTGGCCTGATCGAGTTTGAAAAAATAAAACTGGAGGGCAAAATCGGAGCATGATATACCTATTTAAGCTACTTTTTAAGTTTTTGAAATTTCTGATAGTAGGAAAGGAGGCGATGACTGATGAAGAAATTCGTGCTAGGGGTGATGATCTGTCTAAGCGTCATCTCGACAAATAGCTTTGCAGAGGCGATAGATTACGAAGCAAAATACAAAGAGCAGGTTGCAGTGAACATTGCTCTTGATAATAAGCTCAACAAATGTATCCTGGAAAACACAGAGCTAAAAGAAGAAAATAAGTTTCTGAAAAAAGAAGCACGGGCAAAGAAACATTACATTTTACCTTTTGGTTTATTCGGAGTTACCGTCGACCATTTTCAGGGTTTTGTAGTTGGTGCAGTTGTTACCGTAATTATTTTATAAAAAACACTTGACAAGAAAATTGGCAGGTGTATACTACTTTGCAAAAGCGAGGTTATGCAAAGTGAACAATAAATTTTTAACAGCAAGTTACAAAGGAAAAGACCTACTGGAGGCTTCCGGCGCCCACGCAAAAGCATCTCTCCAATTCAAATCTTTAATGGAAGAACTTTCCCAGGAAAAAAATAACTCATCGATTGAAAAGCAGATTTATGAATTTGCTTTTTTCATTTATGGCGATGAGAAAAGGTCGAAGTTTTTCATGGAAAAGATTATTGAAGAATTAAAATAAAGCAAAGCGAGGTAATGTCATGGCTGGTAAAAGGTTGATTCACAAAAACGTTTGCACGAGTAAGAAGATTGCAGCGCTCACTTGGTTTGAAGAAGTCCTCTACTACCGCATTTTAATCAACGCAGACGATCATGGAATGTTCTTTTCTACGGCAGGATCAGTGCTTGAAATGTGCTTTCCAATTCGCAAAGCCGCCCGGAAAACAGCGTTTCCTTCAATCAAGTCGACCGAACTTGGAATAAAAAAGTTGATTTCCGTCGGTTTGATGGAATTTAAAACCATCAATGAAAGGCGAGTTCTTCATGTAAAAGACTGGAATAAATATCAATATTTACGGTCAGATCGGGCAAAACATTCATTCTTTGGTATGTCAGATGGTATACCAAGTGGTAAACCAATGGTTATACCGGAAGTTAAAGTTAAAGGTAAAGTTAAAGGTAAAGATAGTAAGGCGGTTGGCAAGCAACCGCCGTTGGTTCACGAGTTCATTAAAGCCTGGGGGGAAACATGGTCAGTAGTGGTTGGGGAGGGCAAGAAGTATCCATGTAATTTTGGGAAGGAAGGAAAACTTGTTAAAGACCTTTTGAAGGTTTATGAATACGATGATCTCAAAAAGCTCGCAGAAGCCTTTTTTAAAAGTGATGATGATTTTATCAGGAAGTCGGGATACACAATCGGTGTATTCAGGTCGATGATTCCTAAACTGATCGCTGGCAACAAGAGCCTTACTAAGGCCGGCAAGACTATTGATGCTGCAAAAGAACATTTACGGAGGATACAAAACAATGACACAAGAAAGCTTCGTTAAGATGTTTGCAAAGCTTTGTGTGGCTTTCAGTAAAGAATACTCTCCGGAGCAATGCGATATTTACTACGACGAACTCAAACACCTTACAGACAGAGAGGTCAGCTTGTCTATGAGGAAATGTGTTCAGTCATGCAGGTTCTTTCCCACCGTAGCAGACATTCTTGATTCTATTCCTAAAAGCATACATGAACCAAAGAAGTTGGAAGCCGGGAATGGAGTTCCAATGCCAGATCATGTAAAGGAAATGATTAAGACAATAGGGAGGAAGATATGATAAAAGAAAAAATTGCAATCAACGGAGTGGAAATAACAAGTGAAGGGAAGTGTCCTTGTTGTGGGCAGACAGTAGGGGCTTACAAAAGGAACCTTACGTCAGCGCACGCGAGGAATTTTTTGAGGATGCTTAAAGCAGGGAAAGATAATTTTCATCATTACAAAGAAGTATCAGATGGAGAAGGAACAGATTTTTCAAAGCCGAAATATTGGGGGCTTTTAATTAAGAAGCCAAACGAAGACCCAAAAATGATTTCATCCGGATTTTGGAAGTTGACCGATAAAGCTATCTTGTTTATTAAAGGATCGATAGGCCTTCCAAAATATGCGTATGTTTATAACGACAGAGTTCTGAAATTTTCAGATGAGGAAATAAAGTTTTTAGACTTATGGAACCAGGAGTTCGACGCTGAGGGGCTAAGAGTAGAAATTGAAAAACTGCAAAATAAAGAGATGACATTATTTTAAAAAAGTGCTTGACAAGCAAGCTGTATGTTATATACTTGTATGCAACGAGGGGGTGAATAGATGCCGAAACTTAAAGCGATTGACCGGTTGAGAGTTACGCAAACGAAGTTTAGAATTTTGAGGATATGCTTACAGTATGGAGACATACAACATTTTAAAGAGTTGAGGGGGTATTAAATTGAAAAAGAAAAACAAGGAGGCAAAGAAAATGAAAAGCAAGGAAGTCGCCATTGAGCGAAAGAAGATCGCAATGCCAATGACAGGTAATGAAGTTCAACAGAGATTCGATCTTATACAAAAGACAATGAAGTCAAGAATGAAAGACAGAGTTCACTATGGAACGATCCCCGGATGCGGAGACAAGAAGACGCTATTGAAGCCGGGATCAGAAATGCTGCTTTCAATGTTTCGTATAGCAGTAGAGGATCCAAAAGTTGAAGATCTATCAACCCCAGAGGAAGCTAAGTTCAGGGTTACAGTCAGAGGCATATTTGCTCCAACAGGAGAGTTTGTTGGCGCAGGTATCGGAAGCTGTTCAAGCAATGAGGAGAAGTATAAATGGAGAGCAGCAAGAAGTCAGTCAGAATTTGACACAACCCCTGAGCCAAACAGAAGATATAAATACAAAAGAAGGCCGGGCTATGATGACCAGAAGATAATGCAGGTTAGAGTTGAGCCGGCAGAAGTAGAAAATACAGTTTTGAAAATGGCAAAGAAGCGCGCGCAGATTGACATGACGCTTACCGTCCTTGCTGTTTCAGACATATTCACGCAAGACATGGAAGAAGAAATGGAAGACAAACCTCTCAAAGGGAAGCCAATAGTTGAGCAGCCAAAGGCAAAAGAGCCGGAAGCTCCAAAAGAAAAGGTAGACGTTTCAAAAGAAGTCCCGGATTCAATAACGGCCAAAGGGCTTCTTGATTACGCAAGAAAGGTGAATTTTCCAATAGCAAGAGTTAAGGAAATGGCCAAGAAGTGCTACAAGAAAACAAAATCCGAGGATTTAACAAAGAAGGAAATAATGGAGTTATTGACTTGGATTAAGCAGCAGGTGAAGAAATGAAAAAAGAGCTGACCTTTAACGAGAAGTATCACTCGTATTTTTTGGGCAACCTGTTTATTCCAGGTGTGTCGAGCATCTTAAAGTCTGCTGCCTTAGTGGACTTTTCTGGAATACCGCAAGACATCATGGAAAGGGCGGCCGCCTTTGGTAAGGCTGTCCATAAAGCATGCGAGCTTGATGATACAGGGAGCCTTGATTTCAGTTCAGTTGATGAAGCTGTAATACCTTGTTTGGAAGCATGGAGAAAGTTCAAGGTCGATAACAAGGTAGACGTTGAGGAGATCGAAATGCCGGTTTATTCCGAGAAGTGGATATACGCAGGGACTCTTGATCGTGTTATTGAAATGAATGGCAAGAGGTTCTTGCTTGACATTAAAACATCAAAGACAGTATATCCATCAATGAAGGTTCAGCTCGCCGGATATAAGCTTGCTTTTGAGGAGCTTCACAAGGTCAAGATAAACGGAAGAATGATCGTGAGGCTTTTAAGGGATGGGACATACGACGTAGTTGTATGCGACGATCCTCTTGACGAGCAAGTGTTTCTGGCGTGTCTTCAAGTTTACAAATTTAAAAAAAGGGAGAAAGATTATTATGCCAAGAAAAAGTGATGCAATGGTAATTGATTCGCCACAGGTTCAAGATGCAGTTTCTAATGCAGAGAGCCTGGCAAAGAAGTATTCTGGGTTAAAGATCACAACGCAAGATGAATACGACAATGCCGGGAAAGCTTTGCAGGCTGTAAAGCTAATGACAGACAGCGTTGAGATTTACAAAAAGGAAAAGAGCAAACCTTTTAAGGACAAGATCGATAAGATCAAGAAGCTCTGCGATAAGCCTTTGAAGTTTTTCAAAGAGGCCAATAATTCGCTGAGGCTTGCAAGAGCGAGTTATGTTGAGGAGCAACAGAAGATAAAAGAAGCAGAGCAGAAAAAACTTATTGAGGCGGCCAAAAAGGAAGAAGAAAAAAAGAAGAAGGCCTTGCAGGTAAAAGCTGATAAGGCAAGAGAGTCTGGGGATGAAGATAAGGCGCGAGAGTTGGAAGGAAAAAAAGAGGAGGTGCTTGTTCATGCCCCGGTTGTAGAAAAGACTGTTGATAAAACGGAGGGGATCGGGTTGCGCGAGGATTGGAAGGCAAGAGTTGTGGACGCAAGCCTCGTTCCCAAAGAGTATTGTATGCCTGACATGATTAAGCTTGGCAAGATTGCAAAGGCCATGAAGGATCAGGCGAAGGTTCCAGGCGTTGAGTTTTATTCTGTAAAGACCGAGATCGTTAGACAAGGGTCATTTTAAAAGGAGGAAAATAAAATGGGAAGACCGATAAACACAGATTTTTCAAATACAGATGATTTTGCGTTAGCAGAAGAAGGCGTCCAGAACGTCAGGGTTGAAAAGGTTTACGAGAAGGTTTCAAAGAACGGCAAGGAAATGGTCGTGTTTGAGTTAAAGGCAATGAACGGAGGCAGGATTTTTCATAACTGCATGAATTATGAGGGTTGCCGATGGATGCTTAAAAAGACCATTCACGCCATTACAAAGGTAAACCCGGAAAAGGGAGCGATGTCTTTTGATCCGGACGAGTTTGTTGGTAAGGAAATGAGGGTCAATGTGTTCCATGACGACTTTAATGGCCGAGTGTCTGCAAAGATAAAAGACGTTCTGCCCCCAGGATCTAAGGCTTCTGATCCTGATTTTGGAAGCATGGAGGATGATTTCTAATGGGAAACATAGCGCCTGTATTTGGTGGAGTCGTTGAAAAGGGTGAGCTTGTTTTAAACCAGCCTGATTTGTTTGCTGGGTATTTAAGAAGCTTGTCCGGCAAGAAGGTTGTTGTTACTGTCAAGCAGGAGAGAAAACATAGAAGCTTGCCTCAAAATAATTATTATTGGGGCGTTGTGATCCCGTTGCTTATGGATCATACCGGATACGAAAAGAACGAGATGCACGATGCAATGAGGGTTAAGTTTCTGAGCATAGAGGAAAAAGGCCTTATGATCGTGGGATCGACAACGAACCTTTCAACAAAAGAGTTCATGGAATATGTTGAGCAAATTACAAGGTGGGCGGCGCAAGAGATGGGAGTTGTTATCCCACCGCCAAACGGAGTTGATTACAATGACTAAATGGGTGAGGCGAGGGAAAATCCCAAGAAAAGACACAAAGATAAATTGTCCTGAACATGGGATGCAGCCTGTTTACGATCTTTGGGGATTAAAAAACAAAAAAGAGATTGAGGGAGTAGGGTGCATAAAGTGTTTTAATAAACTTCCAAAGAGAAAAGAGAAAAGGTGAGCTGATGGAGATAAAAAAAGGAAAAAGATACCAGGTTGTTCTAAGAGAATATAGCCGGGGAATTAACAAGGCTATTTATGGAAAGGCTTTTTCAAAGGTCGTAAGCTGGAAGGCTGCCGAAAAGGTCAAAAGGATAATAGAGGGCATCAATAAACTTCTGGGGAAAGGAAGCTCTCATGCCGGCAAGTAAAGTAAGCAAGGTTCAGAAAGGGAATTATTACAAGAGGAAGACGAAGAAGTGGCTCGAAGACAAAGGCTTTACCTGTGAATACATTGAGCAGTATAAAAGATACTGGAACGAGAAGCAGAATCGAGCTGGCTTTGTTAAGCGCGATCTTTTTGGATCTGATGTTCTTGCCATGAACGGGGAGCAGGTTATCTTTGCGAACTCTGTTTTTGGCATAGAGAACATAGCCGAGCATTACAAGCGTTACATGGAGCTTCCGTTTCCCAAAGACACGAGCATTGTTCAAAGGTGGATCGTTGTTTGGCAGCCGAGGGTGAGGGAGCCGGAGATAATTGAGGTAGGAAAAACATGAGGCCAATCCCAAAGAGGATGAGAATTGAAATGGCGCAGGATCCCTTTTACCATGTTTGTTGCTTGGCTGGGGTTTACACAGGAAGCATGGATTATTGTTCTGGCCGGGTTACTTGGCATCATTGCTTTACGCATGCAGGCAAGCAGATCAACGAGAAGTGGGCTATTGTTCCGGCTTGTGAATATCATCACGATCATAAACGCAAAGACTTTTTGGATCAGTTGAAGAAGGTGGCTTTATCAAGAACGATTCCGGGCGACCTTGAAAAGTATCCAAAAAAAGATTGGGATGCAGAAAAACGCAAGCTAGGTTTTAGTTGAAATCAAGCAAAAAAAGAGTATAATTAAGCAGGAAGAAGGCGATAAATATGAGGAAAATTAAGAGCATAATTATTCATCATTCAGCCTCGCCAGAGACGACAACAACGGATGATATTTGGAAATGGCATACGAGCAGAGGATGGGACGGGATAGGTTATCATTACGTTATTTTGCCAAACGGAAAATGGGAAAAGACCCGGCCTAATTGGAAGGTTGGCATGCACGCCTACGGAAGCAACCGCAACTCTATTGGGATATGCCTCATCGGATCATTTCAAGTTTACGATCCAACAGAAGAACAGATCAAAACTCTTAAAGAACTTATTGGGCAATTAAAAGACGCGTATGGCGATAATCTTAAAGTGATTGGGCATAGAGATACATGGCATGCAACTCATTTTAAGCCAACGCGTTGTCCGGGCAACAATTTGCATTTACGATTAAAGCAGGAAAGAATTATTCCTGTATAAAAAGGGGGTGAGAACGTGAACGTTGGAGAAAAGTTATTTTGTTTTGACACAAAGACAAAGAATATCTTTGAAGCCACTTTTGTTGGAAGCTTTGTTTCTACTACTGGCTATGAGCTTTATGCGGTTTTGAACTCAAAGGGAGAGAAAAAGTCGCTTGAACTTGTTCATTGCCATAAGACAAAAGAAGCAGCAGAGGCGCACAAAGACCGCATACTGCCAATGATGGCTGAGGGAGATAAGATCGCAAAGGAAGCAGAAAAGAAGATCGACGAAATAAGAATTAAGATAATCGGGGAGCCTGTGCATTTGGAGCTTGCTCAGAAAATCATGGGGCTACCACCTAAAAAGGGAGGAAAGTAATGTCATTGACAAGAGGACAGTTGAAGGCAATAGTCATGGCAATCATGGCGCCAAACGGAACAGCGGCAAACATGAACGAACACATGTTTGGTCTTTTGTGGGGCAACGCGGAAAAGATCGTTAGCTCTTGCATGCGAGAGGAAAAGGTTCTGGCCGCAGATGATGAGAGAGTTGCCCAGGGGAAAATAAAAGAGTTGGCCAGAGAAAGGGCGAATAAAGAAGCTGAGAAGGCCAAAAAGGAGGGCGATGAAAATGCCGGTAAAGAAAGTTAAAGGCGGTTATCGCTGGGGATCCAAAGGAAAGGTTTATCGCGGTAAAGGCGCTAAGAAGAAAGCCGCAAAGCAAGGGCGCGCAGCCTACGCTTCTGGATACAGGAGGGGCAAGTAATGAAATTATCAGTAAAAGATAGGCTTGGAATACTTTCAATCTTACCAAGAGAAGGCGGCATGGTTACCCTTCGAGTGGTAAAGGATCTGAGGGACAAGCTCCCTCTTACCCAGGAAGAAATAAAGGCCTGGGGCTTTAAGGACGGCACTCTTTTAACAAAAGAGCAGGAAGAAAAAGAGGCCGAAATTGAGATAACTCTTAAAGAAGAAGAAGTTATCGTAGCAAAGATGACAGAGCTTGAAAGGACGCAGAGGCTTCCGATAGCTCTTATGGATCTTTGGGTAAAATTGGTCGAGGAAAAGATTAAGAACAAAAAGTAACGAAAGGACGATGCAATGCTTGGCTTTTTTGGAAGACAGCCTAACGCTAACAAGATACGCAAGAAGTTTGATGCTTTATGGCAGGACTTGAAGAAAATTGAGAAGAAGATAGACGCCATAAAAAACAAGCATGATAAAGTCGTGTTGCATCAAGAAGGCAAAGAGGAGGAAAAAGACATGACACATTCAGTATCAAAACATTCACACCCGGCAAACGGATCCGGGATCGACACCGAAGCTCGGTATGAAAGGGAAGCGAACGAAGCCGAGCAACAGGAGAAGAAGGACAAGGAATGGCGAGAGAATTTGAAGGAGGCAAAACAATGAGCATGAATAAAGGAATTGGCACAGCAAAGGCAATAAAAGAGAGCGATCGTATAATGGAGAAAATATCAAGAACTCATCAAAAGGCTATGCGGATGATTATTGGTTTAGAAACAGTGCTTGATAGAGTGCGAGGCATGCGGCCTCCAGCCGTAACTCCAAAGGTTGAAGCTGATACGCCTTCCAATAAGGATTTAGAGGGCAGGGGCTTCTTGATGAAAGTAAATTGCGAAATTGATAAAACGTTAGTTTTGGGAGAAAAAGTAGAAGCGCTTATCATAGAATTGGATGATATTTTTTAAAGAGGATGAGGTTGAGTGGTAAAAAAGAAACGAACAAAAGCTGATAAGATATTGCCCAGAGAGGAAATGTTCTGCCGGGCAATGGCTCTTGCGCCTTCAACAGGCATGAGTCAAAGGGAGTGCTATATCAAGGCTTATATTTGCCAGGGGTGGGAGCAAAACAGCATTGATTGTGAAGCCTCAAAATTGGCCGCCAAACCAAAGATTACACAAAGAATAAAGGAGCTTACAAAGGAGTTTGCAGACTTCTTGAATTATGATGCTAAGGCGCATTTTGACGAGCTTGAAAAGGAACACAAGATGGCAAACCCAAAGGGCAAGAGGCGCAATCCTTATATCTCACTAAGAGCCGTTGAGCTTAAAGGCAAGATGACCGGAAGGTATAAAGAGCGCCACGAACATACCGGCAAGGATGGGGAGTCTCTGTTGCCTACCAAGATACTGATTCAGGGCGTTCCGATGGATAAAGAGGAGGCGAAGCGATGAGTAAAAAAAAGAAAGAGGAGTGCAATGTGTTTTGTGAGTTATGCGGAGAAATGTTTGATGACGAACTTCATGCTCGCTTGAAGGACTTTAAGTATTGTCCTTTCTGCGGAAGAAAAATAAAAATGTGTGAGGCCGAATCAGGTGAAGAAATGAAAAAAGAGCTGACCTTTAACGAGAAGTATCACTCGTATTTTTTGGGCAACCTGTTTATTCCAATGGAACCATAAAGTATATTAGAGAACACTGGCACGACTGGCTATGGGTTGAAGTTTCTCCGCAGTTTGCATTGCCGAGGTTTTATTTGCCAGTTACTTTTAATAAAATATCAGGAGCAAGGGTTTGCGTAAACTTCTTAATTGCTCCGGCTGCTCTCTTGTGGTTTTTCGTCAGCCATGCTTTTATGAATATTTGGTATGATCTCATTGAGTTAGCCGCAGAGATGAAAAGAAGTGTAATACAGAAACATTCTAAAAGGGTTGAGCCGGTGGGCAACATCATAGAGCTTGATCCTCAGAAGAAGTATGTTGCCCTTATTAAAACAAGTCTTTTAGACTTTGTGGATATTCAAGAAATTGCAAGATGCTTAGAGATAAATGGCAGCATACTTGTTTTGCCTGAATTGAGTGGTCTGAGATTTGTTGAGCATACTGGAAATTTTAAGCAGTGGGGCATAGTTGAGAAAGGAGATCTGAGCAATGCAGATTGTAAAGCCTCATCGAAAGAAAAGTAGGGAAGCAACAGAAGCAGACATACCAAGAATAAAAGAGCTTGCAAAAGGCATGGCAGAGCTTTGCAATAAGCGTC